CGAAGTTCTAACTAAGGAAGCCACTGTCGTTACAGTGGAAAATGACAGTGTTCACGTAAAGTGTTCCGCGTTATTCCCCCATTCAAAATATGGTGGCCAAGAGTATTCAATACCAACAGCATTAGCCTGTTATGCACGGTTAGCCGTGTATGACAAGGAGCGCACAGTTGTGTCATGGAAGAATTTAATTCTTGCCATTAAGATGCATGTTTCTAAAAATTATCCTACCCGTGTGGATAAGGATAAGTTGGTTGCATTTGCCGCCATCCATGCATTCACTAATGTCCGAGATGAAATTGACCATAACAACTTTGTTGCTTCTAAGAAGCGTGATTATGCTGAATTGTTACGTAGTCAAAACTGGGTTACTAGTTTTGACAAGCGTCGGTATTTGTTTCTCATTGTTATGGCAATGGCCCTATATGAGATTAAGGGATTGTTCCCAAAATTGGGAGCATTATTTCGCCAATTTGGTTGGCGCACAATTAAGGTAGTCACTGTGCTATCTTGTTTCGCAATCAACAAAGATGTTGTCATGTCTACCATTGAAATGGTGACATGTGCACTCCGTTTGCGGCAATGGAGTGCATCGACCACCAAGATGGTGGGTGTGGCAGGGAGTGATGGCCCTATTGCCAAGAAAGTCATCGAACCACCTACAATAAAAATCACTGACATTGCGAATAAACCTGAAACAACCATAAGTGTGTCAGGAATGCTCGAATTGCCAGAAAAGACTCTAGCCGCTTCAATAATGAATAGTAGTGTTGATTTCGATATATTTATACCCGGTGAAAGCAGAAAAATGTATAGTAACGGTGAATATACAAGAACCATTTATGATGCCATAGTTGAAAAACGTGGTAGTGATACCAACGAAGGTGGAGACGTGTGTAGTTTGATTAAACCACAATTCATAGGTAAAAACGATGTTGTTAATTTTCCTTTAATTGTTTGTGAGAAACCATTTGAAAATAATCCTGAAGTGGTTGGTTTACCACACAAAGAAGATAAGAAAATTGGAGAATTTTACCAGATTGGTCCCTGTTTCTTGCGTTGTGTGCCTGGTGCCCAT